TAAAAAATAAGTTCAACCACTTTGTAAAAAAGTGGGCGAAAAATGACGAAAAGGGCAAAAAATGCCCTCTATACTTTTATAATACTTATCATTAGGGATATTTTAACATTTTAATATATCTACAATATTTATATAACTATGGAAGAGTTTATAGAAAGCTACGTTACGAAGAACGGATCTAAAAGTAGTTCTACGAAAACAACATTAAAAACAAGTATTAAAAGATTAGAAAAAATAATAAGATTACCATTTGAAGAATGGACTAAATCCACATTTAAAAATTATAATGAAATTGTAAATATTCTGATTGAGGATTATTCTGTAAATACAATTATTTTAACAATTTTAGCAATCATTCGTTTTTTAGAATACAAAGAAGCAGAAGAAAAAGAAATAGATAATTATAGGGGTGTATTAAATGATTTAGTACAAGAACGCAAAAAAACCGAACATTCGCAAGAAATAACCGCAGAAGAAAAAGAGAACTGGATTGCTTATCCGGAATTAAAAAAAAGAGTTGAAAAATTAGGGGAACAATATTTAAAGCCCATAGGTAAAAAGGCATTTTCTAAAATGCGTAATTTTGTAATATTAGCATTATATAGTTTACAACCACCTACAAGAATAGGAAACTATTTAGATATGAAAATTAGAAATAACTGCAAACGAGATATTAAAAGTTTAAATAAAAAATACAATTATATTTGTAAGCAATCAGACGGCAAATATAAAATGGTTTTCAATAAATATAAAACAAGTAAATATTTAGGAAAAATCGTTCATGTAATCGAGAATGAAATGCTTAATAAATTACTTGATAAATATATTACGCAATATGTAAAAGGTGACGTATTATTTACAAACGCAAACGGAAAACCTATTACACAACCTAATTTTACACAAGCCCAGCAATCAGTAAGTAAAAACTTATTAGGTAAAAGATTAACTACAAATGATTTTAGGCATATATTTTTATCGTGGTTTCAATCGCAAAATCCTTCAATTGAAGAAAAAGAAAAAATCGCAACTTTAATAGGACAAACATATAAGCCTTCAAGAATGGAATTATATGCGAAAAAGGACGGGGACGAAATGGTGGTTTAATCCACTTTAAGTTTATTTATATGAATATTACTCATAGTATTCTCTAAAAATATATCTTTTCCCGCACAAGACTTAATTGTTTTATATTGTTTAATAAGTTTTTCCATAATATCCATTCGTATCTCTTCTTCACTTTGTTCTAAATTAATATCTCCATTAATAGTTAATTTAAATGAAATAGTATTATGATTGATACGTCCAGTTGTAAGGCGTTTTCCAGTAGAACCTTTAATAGTTTCTTCTCGTTCCGCAAAGGTGGAGGTAGTATAACAGAGTTTTTTATCCATTATGATATGAGGAGGTAGTATGAATAGTATAAGCCCCTTGTCTTTAAGTAGGGATAAAAATAATTTATTTTTTAAGGGGGTCTAAAACCCTCGTCCTTATGCTCCTCATATAATTATTAATTAAAAAAATGGTTTAAAGAAATTATCTATACTTATACTATAACAAGTAGAATGGCGAGGATTGTAAAAAGCAATATTGATTATTCCGCAATTTCCTATGAAGATATAGCAAATTGTAAAAATGTTAGTAAAGAAGTTATAGAAAAAGAATGGACTAAACTTAAAAAATTAAAATGTGAAGAAAACAGCAGAGCTTTCTGTGGAAACAAGATTATTTATAATTACCAGTTTAAGAACCTTTTAGAAACACGTAGAGATATAAAGAATTATAAACTACTTCGTGAAATATTTGAAAATGAAGAAGAAAAAAAATATTGGATAGATATGACTTTAAAAATTAATAGAAGGGATAAACTGGATTATATCACAGCTACGGACATTTATGAATGTTATAGACGTTGTAGAGGTGGAATTGTATGCTTTAAAGCAATTACAACTAAATATTTATGTAACAAGTTCAAGGCAACAAAGGTACTTGATTTTACTGCTGGTTGGGGCGGAAGGCTTTTAGGAGCAAGAAGTCTTGGGCTTGAATATACTGGTATAGATACAAATATTAATTTAAAAGAAGGATATGACGAAATGATTAAATTAGCTGGTGGTAATATGATTTGGAAATCTTGTTTAGACGTGGATTTTTCTGAAATAGATTATGATTTTGTTTTGACTTCTCCACCTTATATTAATTTAGAGATATATGAAAATATGACTTTATTTGATAGTAAAGAAAAGTTCTATAAAGAGTTTTTAGACGTTATGATAAAAAAAAGTTTGAAATATATTAAAAATAATGGTTCTGTTTGTATAAATATAAGTGATTACATGTATGCGGACTATATTAAATATGGTGGGCTAAAAGCCGTTGAAACTATTGATTTATTGCAACAAATGGGCGGTAAAAAGAACAAAGAAATAATCTATGTATTTAGAAATGAATAAAATGGATTTAGAAGAAATAGAGGATTTAGTAAGCTGGAACTTGTCTTTTAATATTTCAGTACAAGAAACATTAAAAGATATTGATAGATTAGATTTATTACATTTATTTATTGATATTGAATAACTTATTTTTAAGACCCATTAAAATAAATATTTAGAAAAATAACTTAAAATAATCTATACTTATTATATAACGAGGCAGTATGAGAGTTTTAGAATTGTATAAAGGTACTGGTTCGGTTGGAAAGGTTTGTGAAGATTTAGGTTGGGAAGTTATTTCCGTAGATATTGAAGAAAAATATAATCCTACGATTTGTGTAGATATTACAAAATGGAATTATAAGAAAGATTTTAAACCTTATGATTTTGATATTATTACAGCAAGTCCAGTTTGTTTATTTTGGAGTAAGCTGCGAAATACTTGGATTGGAAGAAAATGTAAGAAAATACACCCTACGGACGTAATTACAAAAGAACATATTTTAAATGATATTAATAATTTAGGAAAACCTATGGTAGACAAAACATTTGAGATTATTAATTATTTTAAACCTAAATATTGGTGGTTAGAAAATCCTAAAAGTTCGTTAATGTGGAATTATATTGAAGAAAAATATTCACATTTAAATTATGAAAAATACCTTTTCGCATATTGTAAATATTCAGATTGGGGCTATGAAAAACCCACATATTTTATAACAAATTATAAAGGCGTACAAGCGAAAATATGTAATAAAGATTGCGATAATATTATTACAATTCCTACACAAGAAGGGGCAAAGCATAGTGGATATGGAACACCTATAAAATCCGCAACTCGAACTTTACATAAAAGTCCGATTGGTGACCCTAAAAAAGCAACTATTCAGAAAAACCATAAAGATAGAATGGAAACTTCTAAAACAATAAAAACAAAAGAAGTTGGCGTCGGTGGAGGAAATAATAGAGAAGATAGATACAGAATACCACCTCTTTTAATTCAAGAATTACTAATTCCTATTTTGAATACAGAATACGAATTAGAATTATAATTTATTTTTTTTCCTTTGTAATACCCATTTTTGTTAAATCTCCTTGTCCTTTCATGGGTTTAGGGGCTTTCTTTTTAGCTGGTTTCTTTTTAGGCATAGGTTTAGCTTGTGGTAATTTAACTTGCTCGGCTTTTGCAGAAGAGAACTTTAATTCTCCGTCTTTAACGGAAACTTTAATATCATTATCCATATCTTTATTATGTTTGCGAATTGCTTTTTTAATTTCAGAGAGAGTATGAGAAGACATATTTATTATAATTTATAATAATATTTTATTTTTAAAAAACTTTTAAGACCCCTAAAAATTAAAACAATTAAAAAAATAACTTAAATATAATCTATACTTATTATATAACAAGGCAGTATGAGTATGTTTAAAGATTGTCCTCACTTTGAAAAGCACGACGATTATTATACAGCAGTAGAAAGCTGGGATATGATTGAACCTTACATTAAAGCAAAGGGTTTTAAAAAGGTTTATGAGGCTTGTATGCTTAATAGTACTTTATCTAAATCTCCTCAATATTGGAAGGATAAAGGTTATGAAGTAATTTATAATTATGAATGGAACTTTTTAGAACACGAAGAACCGAAAGATAATTATGATTGTATTATTACTAATCCTCCATTTGATTTAAAAATAAAACTTCCTATTTTGGAAAAATTAGTAGAAATAGATAAACCATTTTGTCTTATTATGAATGTTTGTAATGTTTTCGCTAAATATTTTAATGATTTATTTAAAGAAAAACAAGAACATTTAGAAATTATTTTTCCACGAGGTAAAATATTATTTGAAAAAATGGAGTGGAAAGAAGGAAAGCAACAATTAATTAAAACAAAAGAACCAGCGTTTTATTGTGTATTTGTTTGCTATAAAATGGATTTAGGTATAAAAATGCTCTAATTATTATATGGAGGTGCTGTCGCCAGTAATTTATTATATTCTAATTTATCTAATAAAGATTTTCTACCATTATCCAGTAGCCAGTTTCTTATTTTTAAACATTCCTTACAAAAGAAGGGTGTTTTACTGGATTTTTCATTAATGTTGGAACAGAAACAACAAGTATATTTTTTCTTTTTCTTGAATACCATATTTATAAAATATATAAATATGTTATTCTTCTGTATCTAATTGTTCTATAAAAACAGCGTACATTCCTTCGTTTTTATGCGTAGGACAACTCATTATAATATTCTCTGTAAGCTGTGAATATCTTGACCTTAATGTTTCTAAAAGTGGAGTTAATGGGTTAGGTGTAGACGGATCTACAATTTCTTCTACTAATTCGTCTATTAATTTTATATACGAATAGCAACTTACTATTTCCTTTTTTAAATCTAACATGTGTTCTCTTAATATTTTTATAATTTTATCTTGTCGTTCATAAATCTCTTTGGATTGTTCTGCGAGTTCTAAATATTGCTGTTCTGTTATTGAATTACTTTCTTTTTTGGTTTCAGACATTTATATTACTAATATATTAAACTTCTTCTATTTTACCCATTTCAGGACTTTCAATTGTAAAATTAATTATTGATTGTGATATTTCTTCTGCTGGTCTATCTGTTCTTAAATTAATTACTTTTACTCTCAATTGATTAGTTCGAATAGCTTGATTTTTCATAATGTTAGGGCTTTGGAAATTAGGTTCATAATTACAAGATAAGAAATTATCGTCTTTATTTGTTTGCGAAAAAGCATCTACAAATGGGCTTGGAATATTTGCTATAATCGCTTGTGAATAACCGCCGTCTGCTAAATCTTGTTTATTCTTCCATGAAGAAATAGGTAATTCTTCAATCATAACAGAATAACTATCATTCATATAATCTAAACTTAATTGTAAATCTACATATAAGTTTGCTCTATTCATTTGCATAGTGTCGCATACATTAGGAAATAGTGGACCGAGTGTTCCATCCGTGTCTAAATATTTCGCTAATTGTGGAGTTACTTGTATAGTATACGTATTTACAATTGCTCTTGTACTTGCGGCTGTGTCTGCTGATTTATCAAATCCAGTAAATAAACATTTTTCAAATCCTTCTCCTTCACGTTGAGCTGCTACACCTATTTTAAAAGGTATTCCGCTATTTGCTTTGTCTGCACTATCCGGTGGAGCATACGTATTAAAAAATCCATAATTGAAATAACTATTCTTTGTTATACTATCAAAAATTAAACCTAATGCTTCTTCTGTTGCATTAGCATGGTCGTATACATAAACTCTATAATATACACGAACGTCGTTTCCTGTAAAATCTGTATTAACTGGTGTATAAAGTTGAATAGCGAGTTTAGCTTGTGTGTCTAATGTTCCGAATATAGGAGCAAGAGGAATATTCGCAACTCGTATTTTACTTACATAATTAGTATCAAAATCAAATGTATTTAAGACAGGGTCATTTGTTCCTGTGTTTGTACGAGCCTGAAATATTCTTAAATAAGAACCAGCCCCACTTTTTTTAATTTCAAATGTTAAATATGATTTTGGAGTTCTATTTGTAACATTACCACTTGTAGGAATTATTGGTAAGTTTGTTCCCCCTATTTGATTAGCACCACCACCTTTAATATTAGTATACTCCGGACTATATAAGAAAGCACATACCGAACCCTGTAAAGCAAACATATCGTCACTCGTTTCTAACATAATTAAATTGTTATTTCTTGTTGTTTCTTCACAAGGAACGGCAAGATGCCAGTAATGAATAGAAGAACCAGCGTAAGCATCGTAAAGTGGTGTTCCAGCCGTAACAGAAGTTTTCGTTAATTTATTTTCACCAGTAACACCGAAATCTTTTACGTCTGTTGCGTCAATAACAAAATCATCTACTTTAAACTCGCCTTTACCTTCGGCTAAATAATAACCCATACTTATTCTTGTTCTTTCAGTAACGTCAGCAATAGGAATATCGCTGGAATAATAATATAATTGTTGCGTTGGTAAATCTCGAATTGTTTCTAATGCTTTATTTAATGTTGATTGAAACCTTGCGAAATCATAAATACCGGCTTTAATAGTTTCTTTGGCTGTGGTAGGATCTATTTTATTTTCGTTAAATGTTGTTGGGTTGTACTTGGGGTATAAATCATTAGAGCTAATACTTATTTCTTGGTCTTCTGTAAGATTAACTGCATTCTGTTTTGTAAATTGGGCGAAGTTTAAATATGCTTTACTATTTGCTGGAATTACAATATCTTCTCTAAAACGAGTTGTATAGTCGTAGCCTTGCGAACTTGGAGAGATTAAATTAAAGTTCATGTTTATAAATTAATTGAAGAAAATAAAAAAAAGGATAATAAAAAATATCCGTTATTTTATTAAAAAATATACGACTGATAAGTATTATAATATATAATATAATAAGGAAAATGATATAAAAACAGCAAAAAACCCTTAAATATACTAATATATACTAAAAATATATATATAAATATGACTTAAACTTATATAAAACGTTTTATATAAGTCTTTATATACTTATATAAGTAAAATAATAAAAAAAAGTATATATATAAGTATTTGAATACCTTAAAGAACCTCATTATTATACTTTTTATATTGTTTTTGATTATATTTATCATTATTCTTATTTATTCGGTTTCATATCCTTCGTCAATTTCTTCCTCGCTTGTTTCATTTTCAGAAGAAGAACAGCTTTCACAAATACTTTCTCCACTTGTACTTACATATTCGTTATTGTGAGGACAAATTGCTTCTTCATTACACTCCGCACAATATACATAACAACAAGGACCATATAATCGTCCTTCAATATTTTCCATATCTTCAATATTACAATTACAATTACAATTATAACAATAATCGTATTGTTCTTCTACTTCACTATCAGTTTCGTAATTCATATTCGCATTCATATCCATACTCATTATACTTATCATTATTGGGTTGGCTTTAAACCATTTTTTTAATTAATAATTATATGAGGGGTTTAAATACTTTTAAGCATACTAATTATATTAATTGTTTAAAAAAGGGTTTAAAGACTACTCATAATATTAGAAGTATAGTGGTGAGTATGGTGGTTGCTGGAAAATACGTAAATCTTTCTGTTTCTTCGTTTCTTGCGTCTAATAGTAATTTTAACGCAGATTTGTATGAAGAAAAATGGATAATGTCCGCTGAAAAATATACGAAATATTTAGATTATATTAATAATTTATATGATTTTGATTTTCAAGAGAAATATTTTAAAGATACAAATAAACTAAAAGAATATTATAAAAAAAATAATTATCCTTATGAAGTTGTATGTAACAACGTTTCAGAAATAGATAAATATAATTATGTTCCATTTAAAACAAAATGTATTTGTGGTAAAGAATTAGAACAAAAAAAGCTTATGTCGCATTTTACTCATAAATGTAAAATCAATACAATTAAAAATGAAATGAAATCCATATTAAAAGAATATAGGGATTTTATTGGTAGATTTGATAAAACGTTATTTGAATATAGAAGTAGCGATTTTTCAGAGATTAATATAGAAAATATGAATAAATTAAATAAATATAAAAAATCGTTGGAAAATTACCATAATTTAATTTTTTCACATAAACAATCATTTAATTTTTTACAAAATGATTATACAAAAAAAGATTTAAACACCGCAGTTGCTTCTTTTAAAAAGAATTATTGGTTTAATTATGACGTTAAAAAATATGATTATGCTTTATTATTGGATACATTATTAGATTGTGAAAGATTTATTTGTAAAGTTAAAATGTATATTAATAATGAAATAGATAGAAAAATAAAAATAATTAAAGAAAATTGTAGTACATTTGTAATAGATTGTGAATGTATGGTTTGTTTAGATATGAAAAAATGTAGAGAAGTAATTTGTTGTAATAAACCGATTTGTGAAGATTGTGAAAAAGGAATAAAACAAATACATACACAATCGCAAAATTGTCCTTATTGTAGAAATAGAAACTGGTAAATAAATAAAATAAATATTATTATTTTTTATTATTTTTTATTATTTTTTATTATTTTTTATTATTTTTTATTATTTTTTATTATTTTTTATTATTATTATTTTTTATTATTTTTTATTATTATTATTTTTTATTATTATTTTTATTATTATTATTTTTTATTATTTTTTATTATTTTTTATTATTTATATTTAGTTATTATAAATGGAAACTAAATATAAGTTTATTAAAATTATGAAATCTGTAAAAGAAGGCAAAAAGTTTGACGCAGTATTTCAGAATAGAAAAACTGGAAAAGAAAAACGTGTTTCTTTTGGTTCAGCCGGAATGAGTGATTTTACAAAACATAAAGATCCTGAAAGAAAAAAAAGGTACATAGACCGCCACAAGAAACGAGAAAACTGGACGGATACAGGTATTCTTACTGCTGGTTGGTGGAGTAGATTTTTACTTTGGAGTGAGCCTTCTATGACCGCAGCTAAACAATTAGTTAAAAATAAATTAAAATCTGCTGGTTATTTATAATATGCCCCCTAAAATACAAGATAAATATACAAAAGGAGTAAATAAAAAACAAAGAGAAAAAGAATTAAAAGTACGTAAGGAAAGCAAAAAACCTATTAAAGATTTATTTCCTAAAAAAACAGATAAACAAGCAATTAAAAAAGGATTGGTTAAGCCTTCGAGTTATACCACAAGATTTAATAAAGAATATCCTGATTTAAAGTTTGATAAAAAGGCATTTAGTAGAAAGTTTAAAATACCATTAAAAGTCTTGGACGAAGTTTACGACAAAGGGATTGCGGCTTGGAAGTCTGCGGGAAGTCGAGCTGGTGTTCCCGCTATTGCTTGGGCGAGGGCAAGGCTTTATAAGTTTATCCTCATAGAAGAGGGTAAAATTAAAAAGAAAAAAAATGACCCTGATAATAGTTTACATAAAAAAGTTTAATTTTCATGTTCTCTCCCTACTTCAACATCACAAGTAGATTTACAACATAATACACAACTAATTTTCAGATACAACGCTTTCAGTAACTCCTTGATTTTTTCCCACATTTTCTATATTATTAGCTGTGTTTTTTTCTTTTTGTAGCTTTACTAATTCTAAATGTTTTTTGGAATTATTATGGCGACCTCTATTTTTTTTAGAAATAAGTTGTCCGCATTCACACATAACTCTTAATTGTGAATACATTTTTAAATATTCCTTTTTAGTTCTTCCTGGTAATATCATATTTACTACATTTGGCGTATTTTCAATATAATACCTTTCTCTCTTATATAATTCTTCCATAGATTTAACATAACTACAATCTTCTATCATTTCCATTTTAAAATCATTATTTTCCATTACTTTTGCGGAGGTTACATTTTTCTTTGGTAAATGTTTAGCTTGGTATTTATGTTGGGCTTTTCTTAAACATAAAAGTCTTGTTCTTGTAGATCCTATATAAACTCTACCAGTTTTATTACATTCCATTTTATAGATTTTTGCGTATTGAAACATATTATCAGTCATATTTTTATATAATAAGCATAGATAAAAATATAAATTGTTTAAACGCATTCCTCTTTTCCTAAATATCTTTTTCTGTAATTTCTTCTTTTGGCGGTTCTTCTTTTTTTTCACTTTCTTTTTTCATTTTTTCCATTTCGTCTTTATAACTCCATAATATTTCGTTATGGTTTCTACGAGCCTCCATACTATGCACGTTCAAGAACAAAAAGTCGTGTGGATTTTTTCTTGCTTTTCTATGTAATTCTAAAAATGCCTTTTCTGACCCACCGAAAAAACCATAGGCTTCTGAAATCTTTTTTAATTCTTTATCTGTATAACTTCCACAAATATAAATACCGGAAGCTTGATTTCTTAAAATTGGTGTAATATGCTTAAAGTATTGTACGCAAATACAAATACTTAATTTACCTTCTTTTTCACCATTTCCGATATGTCTATATAATGTACTTAAACTTGTAATCTTGTCGGCTTTACCCCTTCTGCTTCCAGCATTCGTTCCTACAATATCGTCAAACAAAATTAAATACTTGTCGTCACTTTCATCTTTTTCAATCATTTCAATTAATTCATCTACTAAATCATCATTATATTCAGTAAACACATAATCAAAATCTTTTACTATATGTTGGTTCATAGCGTCATTATAAGCACTTGGAGAAACAAGGATTTTGCAGTCAAAGTCTTTATGGTACATATTATCGTTTAAATATAATGAACTTGCTAAAACAGATTTTCCAGCTTTTACACGACCATTAATAATAATTAAATGAGGAACATTACATAAAGGGTATTTATCCGTTTCATTTAATTTAGAAGTATCAATATTCAAAGGGTAGACATTTAAATCTTTTTTGGTTAAATCGCCGTATTTTTCTATTTTGTCTTTCATATCTATATTATATTTTATTATTATTTATTCTTTTGTTTTATTTACAAATGTATTTAATTGGGTAATATCATTTTTCATTTTCTCTCTTACGTCTTCAATATCTTTGTAATCTTTTAATTTAATTCCAGCAAAATATTTTTTTACATGTCTAAAAGTTGCCTTATCTTCTATTTTGTCTAATGTTTCATATTTCATTTCGTTAAACTTACCTTTAAATAGCTTAAACTCTGCTGTGTTTTTATCATGTAGGGCAAGTTCTTTTTTATGATCTTCTTTCATTTCTGCTACTTGTAACTTAACTTGTTTTTGTTCTTTTAATTGTTCTTTTTTACTTTTACGACCTTGTTTAATTTCTTTTACCATATCTTTCTCGGCTTGTTTATTTTGTTTTTCTAAAAGTTTCTGTTTTCTTTTTTCTCTCCCACGAGCTAATGCTTGGAGTTGTTTTTCTGTTAATTTTCTTTTTGGTTTTTTCTTTTCTTCATTTTTAGGTTTAACAAAAATCTCGTTTTCCATTTTTGTTTATATAAATGTATAATAAAATATTTTATTATAAAAAAAATAAATATAAACAGATATTATAAATATGTCGTATTTTGATAGATTAGAAACTCTGAAAAACTCTATTGTTGAGAAAAACAATAATTTACAAGCTTACGCTAATGAGGCTTCGCAAAATGCCGAAGATACTTTAAAAGCGAAAGTACAAGATGTAGCAGAAAAATTAGAAGCAATTGGCGGAACTGGGTTCGCAGCTATTCGAGCTGGTAAATCAGTTAAAAAGGTTTACGATAAATGGAAAAAGAAAAGAGAAGGTAAAACAGAAGAAGAAGCAAACGAAGAACCTAATACAGAAGAACAAGATAATACACCCAGCGAAGACCCAGTAGAAGGGGAAGCAACCCCTACAAGCGAAGCCGCACAAGCTACAACTGAAAATCCACAAGAAACTATGGAAGGGGAAGGAGAAATCGTTAATATTGATAGTTCAGACCCATTTGCAGGCACATTCGAAAGAGGACTTCCTGATACATTAGAGTTTGACCCAGCGGAAATCACAGCAGAAGATACAGCTGAAACAATTGAAAGACCAGTAGAGGTTAATTTAAATGACCCAGCACAAGTACAGCAACCGGAAGCAACTAATCCAGCAGAACCCGAAGCCGAACCTGAAAGTGTTCCTGACGAAGCCCCAGCCATGGGTGAAGAACTTGAAGCAGAAGGAGCTGGGGATACATTAGGAGAACAAGCAGCCGCATACAATCCAGTAGCACCAGGAACAAGTGTAGAAATGGAGGATGCTTCTAATTTTGGAGCAAGACCAGCTACAACAGCAACAACCGACGCCGGAGAAATGGGAGATACAGCAACACAACAAGCAATTATGGATGCGAACCCCGAAAGTGCAGAGGCAGTTATGGGTGGATTGTCTACGGACGCTGGTGAAGCCGCAACAGATTTAGCAAGTTCAGCAACAGACGCTTTAACTGGTGGAGCAGCTGCTTTAACTGGGGATGCGGCGAGTGTGGCGACTGGTTTAGCAATTGGGGACGCTGTTTTAGACGCTATACCAGTTGTAGGAGAAGTTGCCCTCGTTGCTACGGCTATTGGTGGATTTTTTGAAAGTCTATTCGGTGGTAGTGAAGCCCCTTCACAAGCAATAGAAAGTAAGAGTGGTTTTGATGTAAATAGTTTAGTACAACAAACAGCAACTTCGTTACAAGTATAATTATTATATTATAAGTATCCTATATTTAGGAAGATGTCATTTTTCGCCCATTCCGTCATTTTTCGCCCACTTTTTTACAAAGTAGTTCAACTTATTTTTTAGACCCTCTCATGGGGGACTTTCCTAAAAAAGGGGCGAGATTTGACGTTTTGGGCGATTTTTGACGTTTTTATTTTTATACTTATGTTAATACTTCTTTTCTAATATTTTATCTATATTTTTAAATACTTATTATAATACTTTAAGAATTACTTAAAATATTATAATTAAAAAACCCATTTAAAGATTATTATATAATGAGTATATATAGAAGTATGCCGTCGCTAAAAGTTGCTGAAAAAAACTCTCTCGTAAAAGAAATGGATATTTGCGAATATCTTGATAATAAAGGAATTAAATGGTTTCCTCTTAATATTGAAATTAAATGGAATGAAGAAGAAAAGAAATATGAAAAAAACCCTAAATATTCCAGTATTTATAAAGCTATGCCTCTATGTAGTGATTTTAAAAATGTTCCTTTGGAAAAAATAAAATACAGACAACAATTTAGGGATTTCCATAGCCATATAGCAATAGATTTAACAGATTTTAAACATATAGATATTGACTTCACAGAAGATAAAATAAATAATAAAGAATATGACGAAAAAACATTAAAGTTTGTTGAAATGTGTAAACAGCATTATCCGTACTATAAAAGTTCTACAAAATTACACGGAAAACATTTCTTTTTTGAAACTGATTATGATTTCGGCAAACACAGAGAAGACAATTTAATTTATGAAGATATTGAGTTTTTATGTGAAGGTTGGTCTTGGTGTCCGCAAGACGCAAAAATACATAACGCAAAAAAAACTGAATTACAAGTTAAAAAAGAAACAATCGCAAAAATTATTAAACAAGGACAAAAAGATAAAAAAAAGACAATTAAAAGAAAGAAACGCAAACCCTCTAATGAAACGCAAACACAAGAATTACCACAAAAACCTAATTATGAAAATACAGAATTAAAAGAAATAGAAGATATAGCCGAATTAATAGATATTGAATATTTAGATAGTTATAATACTTGGACTAAAATTATATGGTCTTTAAAGAATTATGAAAATTATGATCTAATTGATTTAGCAAAATATATCTCCGCAAAATCAGATAAATACGACGAATATAGTTTTCTTGAATTATGGGATAATGCTAAAAGTGGTAATACAATAGGAACATTATTTTATTATGCGAAACTATCTAACGAAGAAGAATATAATAATATTAGATTGAGGAAATTAAAAGAACTTGATACACAATTTTTAAGCTGTGACGATACATTAGCAGAATTGTTTTTAAAAGGTAATGAAGGTAATTTCGTTTTAATGGGAGAAAAACAACAACTATATACATTTTATAATAAACGCTGGTTTGAAGATTTCAGCAAGGGAAAACTTGGAAATATGATTACAAAAGATTTAAGAAAAATATTTAATCTACAATTGAAAAAATTATTTCTTGACCTCGCAGAAGTTAAAAGAAAAATGGCGGAAGCAAGTGAAGCCGAGCAAAAAATATTAGAAGTAGAAGAAAAAAAAGTAAAAGATGAGATTGCTTTATATAACAAATTAATTAGTAATATTCTTACAGCAAGTAAAATAGACCATATTATAAAACAAGTTATACGGCAATTATCCGTTATTGATTTTTCAGAGATAGAGTTTGATAAAAACCCATATTTGTTTTGTTTTAAAAATAAAATATATGATTTAAAAACCCATAACTGGGTTGAAGTAAATAGAGAAGATTATGTACTAACATATTTAAATTATGATTATGAAGATTGTAACGACGAAGAATTAAAACAAATAGAAGATTTATTCAAGCAATTATTACCGAATGAAAATATTAGAAATAACTTTATTCATTATTTAGCAACATGTTTATATCAGATATATATTGAAAAGTTTATTTTAATGAATGGTTCAGGAAGAAATGGTAAAGGCGTTTTAACTGAATTAATGATGGCATTATTAGGAAAATATGGATATAATGGGGCAAGTTCTACTTTATTAGCTCCTTTAAAAACTGGGGCTAATCCTGAATTAGCAAATATGCATAAAAAAAGAATGATTGTATACAGAGAACCGGAAGCAGAAAAAGCAAGTTTAAATATTTCTACAATTAAAGAAATTACTGGCGGAGATAAACTAAATGCTCGTGGATTATACAAAGGAAATACTGAAACTATTTTAAGTGGAACGTATATTATGGAATGTAATGATAGACCTTTAATTAATGGTAAATTAGACGAAGCCGCAGTAGAACGCTGGGTAGACATTCTATTTCCTTCTTTTTTTACTATGAAAAAAGAACTATATGAAAATAAAGATTTAAATAATGTTTATAAAGCAAATAAATATTATAAATCACAAGAGTTCAAGGATAAAGGAAGATTTGCTTTATTTAGATTTTTAATTAACTGGATTAAAAAGTACGAAGAAGAAAATGAAAAATCTGTTTGTGATACATTCGCAGATTGTAAAGAAGTAAAAGAAAGAGTAGATAAATATATTGAAACTTGTGATGAAAAATATGAATGGTTTATTACCAAATATGAAAAAGGAGAAGATAAAGATTTCGCATCAGTAAAAGAAGTTTATGAAAGATTTAAGGTTAGTGAAATATGGGAAAATATGACTAAAAAAGAAAAACGTAAAAACACCTATAAAGTATTTTGTGATTACTTACAACAATCAGTTAATTTTAAAATGTTTTATAAAGACCGCTATAAAGACCATAGAAGAGTTTTATTAACATTTAAGGAAAAGGAAGATACAGAGAAAAACACATTTTTAGAAACAAGTGAAGACGAAATAGAATACGAAGATATTTAATTTATCATTTTTTTAATTTTTAATATAATAAAAAATATTATAATTATTTATTATATAATCCAAAATGTCGCATGCTTTAATGTTAGGAACAACCACTTCCGGCGAAGTCGAAAAAGTTTTAGTTAATTCAAGTGGTAAGCTTGAAGTAGACGCTACAATCACAGGAGGCGGGGACGCAACTGCAGCTAATCAAACAACTATGATAGGACACTTATCTACAATTGAAGGAGATACAACTTCACTTGACGCAAAAGTCGTAGCCTGTGATACAACTGGTAAAGCTACACTTTCAGAACAACAAGCACAAACCGCACATCTCGCAGCTATGGCTTCCGATACTTCAAGTTTAGACACAAAAATCGTAGCCTGTGATACAACCGGTAAAGCTACACTTTCAGAACAACAAAGTCAAACAACTCATTTAAGTACTCTTGCTGGAGCAGTTTCAGGAACAGAAGTTCAAGTAGACGTACTTTCAAGTACTTTACCAAGTGGAGCAGCTACACTTACCGAACAACAAAGTCAAACCGCTAATCTCGCTACTATTTCTTCTGATACTACAAGTTTAGACACAAAAATCGTAGCATGTGATACAACTGGTAAAGCTACACTTGCCGAACAACAAAGTCAAACTACACAACTTACCTCTGTTGCTACAAGTGTAGGTAAAATTAGACAAGGCTACGACGCTACTATTGCTTCCGGTGGTTCAGGTCTTCAACAAAATCTAATGTATGGTCGTGATAGTAACACAGGAGATTTAGACGCAATTAAAGTAAATGCTAATGGTAATTTACTTGTAAACGTAGATGAACGAACCAAAGAAACAAGCACAGGTCAATTATGGACCGCACAAAGTATAGCTGCTGGGGCTTCACTCGCTACTGCTTCTATTGATATGCAAAACCATAGACACGTTGCTATATATGGAGATACAACTTCTACTTTGAGCGACACTATAAAGATTGAGTTTTCAGACGATAATACAAACTGGTATACAAGCGACCAATCCTTTATTTATCCTGATATGACGACCAGTCAATTCGCTCACACTATAACAGAAGTTATTGTCGTAAGATATATTAGATTTAGTACAACTAATTCAGACACCACAGCCCATACATACAATCTTAAATATTCAATCATGAATAATTAAAATACTTTTTAGAAACGACAATTAAATTATTTTATTTTTTATTTTAAAAAAAATAATATAGTAATTTATATTATAAAAGATGACTGATAAAATCGTAAACTCTCAAAACTCTTCCTTTGTTTCATTAAGACCTACAACCCAAACTACCTTTACCGAAAACGGACAAATGATATTCGAACTTGATGAAAGTTTAGGATATATTAAAGGTCGTGATAGTTATTTAGTCCTTGATGTAAAAAATAGTTCTTCTGATTTTTCACGCTGGACTTTTCCACAAGGCGTAGGGGCTTCTGCTATGCTTAAACGTGTAGAAATATATAGCAAATCCACAGGTCAATTGTTAGAAACATTAGACAATTATAATATGTGGTGTGGTCTTGAAAACCAATATTCTCGTGACGATTTCTCTTCTCAACAAAGAGATCAAGGTGTAGGCACTCCACACTTTCAATATCAGAATGGATATGATGTTGCTGGGGCAGAGTTTAGAAAATTGCTTCAATTACACCCTTCGGAAATTGCTAATTGTTTAGTAAGTCCTGTTGAAGAAGGTGGTAAAACACCAAGATATTTCTCACGTAGATTTTGTATTCCAATTAAATCCGGTGTATTTAGTCGCTGGTGGAATGAAGAAAAACTATGCCCTGTTCTTAACTTCGGTGGGCTTCGCATGGTATTTACCTTTGCTCCAAATGAAGAAGTATGTAAACGTTTAGGATTTAAGCCTGAACGTCCAGCAGATAATTTGCCTGGTGTAGCCCGTTCATTAGTTAGTCAAGGAATAAAATGTAAAGACCAAGCTGCGGCTGGTGGTACAATAGATACGGACGAAGCCGAAGACGACGGATATATCGCAAAAGTTACAGACGGCGGTTTAGTTGTAGGACAAAAAATTAGAATAGAACACACTGCACCAGGAACATTTCACGACGCAACAATTACGGATATTGTAACTACGGCTACTCCTGGTTCTGTTAGATATACATTTGCTCCTGTTAGTGGAGCGGCTCTTACTACTGGTGTAAAAATATTTGTAGATACTCGTGTTGCTCCTTCTTATGAAGTAGAGAATGCCGAACTTCGTGTTTTACAAATGGTCGTCCCCAAAGAAGGTATGGATAAATTAAGTAAACCTATGACTTATGAGTTTATGAGCTACGACCAATTTTTCAATACTCTTCCAACGGGAGTTAAACGCCACCAAGTACCAATCCCTTCTGTTGCTTCCAAAGCAAAGGCAGTATTTAGTCATTTCGTAGGAGCGAATAACGAAAGCGAACAAGACGACAAAACATATTATTCCGGTTTAAGTCCCCAAGAATTAGCTTGTAATTCATTACAACTTTTCGTTAATAATAAACTTTATCCTCTACAATCTATTAACCCAACTAAAAACGAAGATAAACCACTTATGCTTAATGAATTAGTTAAGGCTTTCGGGGCTTGTAATAAACTTCACCAAAATCTCGGTTCTAATGAAAAAGGACAATTGAATAATTATTCAAATACTTTCTTATATGCTCGTGAATTAGCTCGTGGCGATTTCGTTTATGATCTTCAAAATGCCGAACCCGAAGTTCGTATGGCTTTCTCTGCTACAAGAACAAACATTACAAGAATTAATACCTTTGTGTTTAGCAATAAACAAATCCAAACTTCTCCAAATGGTTTAGTTGTAGAACTTTAAATTAAATAAGGATAAACTAAAACTTTTTATAAATAATATTTTTTTTATTTATTTTAAAAAAAATAATATAGTATTTTATATTATAAAACATGCCTATCGGAAAACGCCATTTTCTTATCAAACCCTCAAACAATACTACCGACGGATTTTCTCATAGCAAAGGAAATCCAGTAATTAAGTTCTCCATTCCAGCCCAAGACCTTTTACTTGAAACTTCCAGTTTGCATTTAACCGGTCGCATACAATTTAGAGATAGTGCTGGTTCTTTAATTTCTCTTGCTGGTAATAATGCTTCAATTTCAGACAACGACGGCGGAGCAATCGCTCAACCAACCCCAGTAAAACAAAACCTTAACAATTTAGGAGGAGTACATAACTGCGTGGATAAGGTAGTTGTAAAATCTAAAAAATCTTCTACTGAATTAGTCAACGATAGTAACTACGCTCAATACAGAGCAGTCCAAGAAGCATACAGCTACAACGAAGACGATTACAAACGTTCTCCATTAAACCGCAATCTTTCTTGTGGTAATAATTGCGATCTCCTTAATCGTAGAATTGTAAATCAATTCACAAACGGCGGTACTAAAACTGAACGTGTAGGTCAAGAGTTTTCCATTAAACTTAATGTTCCATTTCTCGGTCGCCAACCTCTTCATTTAGGAGAAGACCATTTAGGAGGTCTTATGATTACTTTATACCTTGCTCCTGATAGTAACGTATTTTTTAGCAGAAATAGACACCTTCTTTTTAATGCTGGGGTAAATGGTATTAACAATTCTTACTATGTTCTTAAAGATTTAAGATTAACTGGTAAATATATTGTTCCTGACGCAGCTGACCTCAAAGCCTACAATCCTGACGTTGCTTTTAAAAACAGAGTGAACCTTATTAATGACGTTGTTTCTTCTGTAAACTCGAATGGATATACTCCACAAGTTCAATTTGTTCGTAGTATTTCTAACCAATTTCAACGTGGCGACGCTATAAATAATTACGCTCTTAACTCTAATAACTTTCCACAAGTCGTAGGATTACAAAGAACAATCCAAAGCAAGAATGGTTTAAGATTTCCTTATGAGTTTCCAGTTGAAGTTAAACCTAATTGTAAATCAAGCGACCAAACTGGGGCTGAAATAAGTCCTGGAACATTAAATCATCCAGCATTAGGATTAGGAGATACAGAAGTCCGTATTCAATACACTCGTTCTTTATTAGGAAAGAATGAAGCCCATCACGCCAGTAATTCCTTAAAAGAAAATAACGACGTAACAAAAGAAGAATATGCTATTTCTGTTGCTGGAACAGATACAGGAAACAATTGCTTCGTAGCTGTAACTGGTATAGGCGCAGATTACCAAATGGGAGTAATGGGAACTCAAAACTACGTCAATCAAGATTACGCTCTTGAAATTGTAAGTGGTGTAAATAGTGGAAAAGTAAATCTTCCTACTGATACAAGAAGTCAAACTCTATTAGAACAAACATTTATTAATGATCTTGAAGTTATTAATACTCAATCTCTCGTAAAATCATTTTAAATAATTTAGTAATAAATAAAAAATATTTTGTAATTTTGTAATAAAGTTTTTAATAAAAGTTTATTATATGAATAATATATAAATATGGAGAATAATATTGTATATTTAGACCTTAATAGAGAGTTCGCCACAATTAAAGAAGACGTACATAATAATAAATGGTCTAATGAAGTAGGCGATTTAAAAATACCGAAGGGTTCTACAATTGAAATACAAAACGCATTAGTTAATTTACAAGGTATAGAAGGAGGAAGTATAGAAATCAGAGAAGACGAGGAATTAGTTTTAAACTGGACGCCATATCTTTCTCATAGTGATTTTCTTTCACAAAAATACGATTTTAAAGATGTTACGCTTTTTACAAGTGCAAACGACGCTTTCCAAGAATTAACACAAGGAGATATAAAAAGTGTGTATACTGACTGGATGACTTCGGCAAATGAAGAAAAATTATTTACAAGTGATTTAACCGCAGCTATGAATACGTCTATTAGTATGTGGTATAATAGTGGAGCTGCTGACTTTGTTTCAAAAGATTTTAAGGACTGGTTATTAAATGGTGGTAAAAATTGTAGTTATATGGGAGGAACTGAATTACCCTTATTTCCTGTTGTTGTAAATAATGATGGATATTTAGAACCAGTTGTAGAACAGGCAACCATTCGAGTTCCAAAGGGAGTATATGGTATTTCACAACTTTCTAATTTTATAACTCATCAATTACAACAACGAGCTTTTACTTTCGGCGAAGATAATAGATTTAAAACTTCTATTGAAACAGGTATAGCCGCAGGAAGATATACAGGAAGTATTGAAGGACAACTTATAACTTACGCTACTCCGTGGAATTATGGTTACAATATAAATGGTTCTTTGCGAACAACATTAAAAGATATTGTAGAACAAGCAATAGCTCACGATTTACAACTCTTAAAAACAACTACACAATCAGGACATTATTTATATATTACTCCGTCTGATTTTAATTCGTTATTAACAAACTGGGAAACAGGGTTTAAAAATAGTCCAGCATTTTTAGCAACTACATTTTTTCAAGCAGGAGAACATTTTTACGCAACTATTAAACCCCCCTATGAAATGCAACAAATATATTTCCCTTCTAACACACATGGGACATATTATACAAATAGGGCTACTACAATAAACGACCAAGGGAACTTTAATTTAAATAAACCTAATGATTATTTTGCATGGCAACCTTTTCGTCCTTATCCATTAGGAACAGCAAACGCAGAGTTTCAATACGATAGTACGGCGGCTGGTTATTCATTTACTTATCTTCATACTTCAAGACAAGATACTTCGCACGATTGCGTAGGAAATAAAAATACAAATGCCGGTGAAAATGTGTCTACCTATAAACAAGCAGGAATATTAGAAACTTTGCTTTATGTTAATAGTGAACCAACATTTACAAATGCTTTAAGAGAAAATGTAAGAAGCACTATGAATACCCCACGTCAACGAACTACTGGTGTATGTATTTTTAACTGGGATTTAAATGCTTGTTTAAAAGATCCTAACGCAGCCCAAAATATAGTAAATGATAATACAAGACATAAATATACAAGTTTTACAGGATTTTATGGAAGAGATAGAATAGAACTCGCAAAACAAAACTGGAAAAAAACATTCTGGAATAGATTAGGTTTTGATTACGGACAATTAAATACGTATGAAAATGTTGCCTCTTTTGATATAACAAATATTAGTTTACCAGGAACTACAACGAATAATGATCTTGACGCATCTATATATCCTTCAATTGCTAATCAATATTGTCCTTCACAATCTTCAAGTTCTTCTGATTTTGTTAATACCAATTTGCCTTATACTATAAGTGAGGAATTAAAGGTTTATGATTTATGGAGTTCTGCTAAAACTATATTAGCAATCGGTCCAAATACATATCAGTCGTGGAAGAATGTTTATTATGTTTTAACACAAGCTTATTCTATAAAAACAAGTAGTTTAGCAATAACCGCAAATAAATTACCGATTTTATCAGACCAAGGTTATTTAATTATAACTTCCAATATAGTTCCAGGATTAAATGATGTATTGAAAAATAAAAGTAATATTCCATTATTAGGCGTTGTTCCAAAATCTAATTTAAGTAATCAAGATTTTATTAATTCTATTCAAGAAATTACGCATGTAACAACACAAGACCAAGTATTAAATAAAATTAATATTGAGGTTCTTAATCCTGATTTAACCGCACCATTTTTAAATGAGAACTCTACTATTATTTTAAAAATTACTTTGAACTTACAACAAGAAGAAGCCGAGAAAAAAGAAAATAAAAAGAAATAATATAGAAATGGCGTATCATAGTTCAGCACCTCCACCAAAACAGAAACCAAAAGGTAAAGGAGCAACACGTAAACCAAAAGGTTTAAGCGACGGACAAAAGAAAAAATTAAAGGAAGCAGAAAAACACCATACAAAGAAACATATGGATTTAATGAAAAAATTAATGAAGGGTGGAATGTCTTTTAGCAAAGCTCATAATGAAGCATTAAAAAAAGTAGGTAAATAATATAAATATGAAACCGCAAAATCAGAAAAGGTATTTTCCAGTTAAGTACAATAAAAAATATATTGATGCTCTGAATAAAGAAAGAGATAGAGATATGCAAATTGAGGATATGAAAAAAAGTAAAGATAAACCAACAAAAAACGTTTTTATTATTAAAAAACAAACTTAATTATATTTTTTTTATTTTAAAAAAAATAATATAGTAATTTATATTATAAAAGAATGGAAACTTTAAAATCTCTTTACGATTACGAAACCCAAGACGCCCCTATGCTTTTAGATATACGTTCCGATAAAGTTTTACCTTTATCAAGTGGAAATAATAAGCACATTTTTAGATTAGAACCCACCGGTTATTTAGACAAAAACTCTATGCTTATGTTTAAATTGAAATCTAATGTCGCTGATACTCTCCGCATGAATGTTCTTAATGGTGGTTTAGGAGCTATTAAAAGAGTTCAACTTGCCGTCGGTGATTACATTTTAAACGACGTTGATGGTGTATCTGAATGGGCTACATTACATAATTTTATGGAAGTTTCAAGATCCGCACAAAACGCAAGTTTATCTCAATATTTAGGAAATCAATTATATACAAAAGTAGCAACTGGTAAAGTAGACGATGCTGGTGGCGTACAACAACAAAGTAAAGGAGAAATTATCCCTGACCCAGTTACAGGTGGTTTAGCTGTGGGTGGTTCTGCAAATGCTTCGGCGACAGACGGAGCTTACGAAAGCAAAGCTGCCGTAGTCAATTCCTTAAAGATTACACAAACTACAACAGATAATCATCAAGTAGGTATACCTCTCGGTATGATTATTCCAGCACTTAAAAATCGTAGAATACCATTATTCTTATTTACAGAATATCGTATTTACATTACTATCGAGTTTAATGACGCTTCCCAATTTGTTAATAATTTAGCAAAAACCAATTATGCGGCTAATGAAACTCTTAAAGCCGCAAGTGGCGACGTTTCTTTTGAAGACGTTAAACTTCAAGTAGATTACATTATTGAACCAGCTGAACTTATGGAAAAAATGAGAAATAAAATTAATAATGCCGGTGGTTTAGTTTTAGATTTCTATGACGTGGTTCGTGTAGAAACTCAATTAGAAGCTGGAACAGACGGAGCAGTTCAACGCAAAGAGTTTAAACTCGGACAGAATAACAGAGAAGTACATAAAATCTATATGACGAGAAAGTTTACAGATACAACTGGTTATGGACGCAATCTTTCATTATTTAACGAACAACGCATAGACGGAGTTAATGTAGAAAGTATTAACTGGTATATTAATGGAAAAGACCTTTACCCTGAAAGTGAAGTTAATAGTAACGCCATTCTTTACGACCATGTTAATTCCGCATTAGATCGTGATTTAGACGTAGAGCGTCCTATGTATATGAATGCTCTTGATACGCAATTTGCGGCTATGACTTCTCCTAACAATCCATTTAACGGCACATACAAACCTCTTGCCGTTGATTTAAGAAATGGAAATCCTGGTATTCTCGGGGCTGGAACATTAATCGGTAATTATCCTATTGTCTGTAAATATTCTCGTATTCCAACTGCGGCTGTTGCGAGAGCAACCGGTCCACCTGCTATTGCTGGATTTAGAAAAGATTTAGGAGCTATGGATGTAAACTTCTATGTAATGGCTTCTCGTAGAGCGGTTATTAAACAAGGAGTAAAAGGCAACGACGTTCAAGTAACTTATTAAAAAATTACACAGAAGTTAAAAAATTACACAGAAGTTAAAAAAT